GCTAAGCGCTGTTCAAGGAGGTCGATGATCTGTTGTTTCCCGCTGTTTTGCAGCATTTCGAGACCAGAAATCACGACAGGCACAGCAACCTGCTTGATCTGGTATTCAGCCGCCGAAATAACGTCCTGCTGAGCGACCGGCAGTACGTCATAACCGCTGTAGTATCCCGCGTTGCCGTTAGCGGCGAACGAGATTTCCTGGAGGATGGTGTTACCACCAGAGAACGTCTTGACATTTCCACCCTTGCTCAGATACGTCAGAACGGCGTTGTTCGCCGTGACGTTATCAGCGATCTGGCCCGTGCGGCTCTGGATCGTGGTAGCGATAATGTCGGTTAAGCTCGGATTTGCGAAAGCCATTGCTTTCTCCTAGTTAGTCAAAAGATTGAATGTGTTGTACATCCTTGCTTGAGTGCCGCCATGATCGCTTGCGCGGTTGGCTGTGACTAGCTTGGAGACAGTTGATAGGTCGCTTGCGCGTGGCCTTTTAGCCCACTGCGTCGAACGCGGCTTCGATCTGCGCACGTCGGTCAGTCGGCTTAGTGCCGGGGGCAGTGCGCGGAGCGCCTGCAACCGACGATGCAGCTTTTCTGGAACGAGCCAGAATTGCCGCGGCTTCCGAAGTCGTAGGAGGCGTGGCCGCCGGAGTTCCCGCTAAGGATGAATCCATCGACACCGCTACATCGTACGCCTTCTGCAAAGATAGTGGCTTGCCGCGCATCGCGGAAGCTTCAAGTAGATCAGCCATCGTCTCGCGAACTGCCTCGTAGTGAGGGAGCGATTCGATTGGCTCAAACGCGCTGTCCAGTTTGGCAGCCTGTGCAGTTGTGACCTGTTCGGCCAGACTGAACAAAGGGGCCAGCTCAGGAATGCTGCGCGGGTCAAGGCGCGGCGGCGGGGCAGCGGGGGCCTGTCCGTGGCTCTGTGACAAGTAGCCGTCGAGGGCTGGAATGTCTACGCCGAACTGGCGTACCAGATTTGAGAAAAGCTGCGCTTTCTGCTCTTTCGTCCCGACTTCCATCTGTGCCCGCATTTCAAGCAGGGCACGGATGGCAGGGATAGGAGCAACGCCATGCGCTTCCATGAGTGGCATGAACGGTTGAATCGCCTGCTGGAAATCCCGTTGCAGGTTGCGCGCGTCAGCGGTCGTGCTGAGTACGCGCTGAGTCTCTTGTTCGCGCCGGATGATCGCGGCACGGGCGGCAGGCGGAACGGTGTTCCAAGCTGCCTTTTCCTCGGCCTTCCAACTGGCAGGTGCCCGCTCGGCGGGAGTAGCGCCAGTAGGCGGCGAAGCCGCCGCGGGTTTGGCCGCGGTCGGCGCGGCGGCTGGCCTGCGGCCATCGCCTCCCGGCGACTGTACCGCCGGTTCGCCACCACCAACCGGAGCAGCCGTAGCTGTGGTCGGTGTGGGGTCGCTTACCGGCTCCGGGGCCGGGGCGGATAAATTCGTATCTTCTGCTTCTTGCTCAGCTGCGCTGAACGCCGAAGTTAAGGCTTCTCTAATCGAATCGGCCAAGTTGCTCTCCTAAGAGTGGGCTGGGTATGTTATTAAAGAAATCGGTCGAAAATTTTAAGACGGTCGGCGGTATTAAAATCTACTTGCCGTGATAATTGGGGCCACCGGGGGCTGCGCCTTTGAGGCGCGCTATCGCACCGATGACTGCATCTGGGACGCCTCGGGCCTTGAGTTGAGCAGCACGGCCACCGTGGCCGAGAGCGTTGCTCTTGCCTTCAAACGTTCCAGTTTTCTTAGTGTCCAGATTGTACTTCTCAGCCATACTGCCTCCGCGCGCGCTCCTGATTGCGTACGTGTTCGTAGGAATCTCGCAGGGCCTCGCGGCGCTGCTCCACCGACTTGCGGTCTATGCCCTGATGGAACTTCTCGCGCTCCGCTATGCGCTTCTCCATGCTTCCGCTGAAATCGTCCATGTGGGCCAGGTTATTGGCTTTCATGTACTTGCGCATGTGCTGGCGAGACTTGATCACCGTGCCGTCAACAGGGCTGACGAACGGCTGAATGTCTGCCTGAATGAAGTGCTGCCGACTGCGCGGGCCAGTGTGCGTCACTTCGACCATCGAGCGGGACTCAGCGTCCCAGACGTATTTCCTGCGCATTAGACCTGCAAATCCTTCTGTGCTGTCTGTTCCGCCGACAATTCCGCAGCTGCCATGTCAGTCTTGGCTCCGATGGCGGCGATGATGATCGCCGTCGCGGACTTGAGTTGATCGGTGGCCGCTACGCGGTCGTTCTTCATTTCCTCGACAAGTCGTGACCGTTCCTCGGCAGCCTGCTCTTTCATCGCGGCAAGCTGGGCCTTGTGGGCCTGATCCGCCTGAGCGAGTTGAGCGTCCGCGGATGCCTTCTGCGCAGCGAGCTGTGCATCCGAAGCGGCCTGCTGCTGTTGCAGCTGCATCTTCGTGTTGGCTTCGGCCTGTGCAGCCGCGGCTTCCGCCTGCTGCTTGATCTGTTCCTCGGACGGCTGCGGGGGCTGCTGAGCCTTCTGCTGCTCCGCGGCCTGCATCTGTGAAATCATCTGGTCGAGGATGCCTTCCATCTCGGTACTGGCCTTGTAGCCAGACACGCCGAACTTCAAGAGCTGCATCATGAACGGGGCCATTTCCGGCTTCTGCTCCAGCATCGTAGCCGACTGTCCCATGAACTGAGACACGGCTTGCAGGAACGCGGTACGCTCCTGCTGGCGCTGGTCGTAGTCAACTTGCGCGAGCGATTCCGCCTTGATGGCGATGCGGATGTTGAAGTCCGCGTAATTCTTGATCAGGGCCACAGCCTGCTGCGCGTACTGCGCATCGGGCGTGTTCATGATGTTCGACAGCTTGACGATCCGCTCGGGATCGTAGAAGCGCTGGATGATCTGGACTTTCTTGTTCAGCAAGTCCTGCGCGAACTGGGCGAACTCGTCTTGGATCGACTGGATGCGCACGGAGCCGTACTGCGCCTTGATGCGCTGCTCGGTAGCCGTAGCACCAGCCTCGGTGGCCTGCCCGCGCATAATGTCGGACATGCCCGTGACCTGATAAAGCTGCGCAATGCGGCCCTGCTGCTGCGCAGTCAGAACTGTCAGTGCGTTGGTGACTTGCTCCAGCGGGAGCCAGTCTGTCATGCCCTTGAGTCCACCACGCTCCGCGAACATCGCCCAGTTGTCCACGGGGATCAGCTGGTTCTCGACGCCCTCGGTCAGCATGCGCTGAATGTCTTTGCTCTGGCGGTCGTAGACGCCTACGACTTTGCACGCGCCCGTCAGGAGCGCGATGCGGGATTCTAGCTCGTCAATCTCTTCGTAGAGCGTGCGCGCCAATTCATAATCTGGCTTAGGGAGATATTTAGTAGTGGAGGTATTAGCAACCATCCAGCTGCCATCAGGATAGAACCCATCCAGACCAAGTGGATCGTCCTTCTGATCCAGGAACTTGTCGTAGCCCTTGCTGTACCAGTAGACACAGCGAGCTTCGCCATCCCATATCTCCCAGATTTCAGCCTGCGGTTCGGTGGTCTTTATCTCGTTGACTTTATCCTCGTTGAGACGAGGCCCAGTCGTGTTGTACTTGATCGCAGTAGCGACGTCTTTGCCGAAGCGCTCCGTCACCTTGTCTTTGTTCATGTACGCGCGAAACGCTTTCCACGTAATCTCGGCCTCAGTGCGGCACGGAGACCAGAGCAAGTCGCGCCAGTACGTGTACACCGGCTCGCACCACTCGTCAGCTTTCTGCGACTGCGGTGACTCCGGGGGCGGAGGCGGAACGGGCTGCCCGGTCGCTGGGTCTACCTGCGGCTGGGCGTTAGGATCGGGCTGAGGGAGCGCATCTTCGCCGGGTAGGTCAGGCGTGGTCTCCGTCATGTTGTATTTCATGCGAGCGCAGCCGAGACCGGCTACCAGACGATCCTCTAGCGCGCCCTTGAGGGCTGGCTTGAGGCCGTCATCCGGGTCGTTCATGTCGTTCTGGAGCAAACGAGTCATCATCTCGCCTGCAACGCGCGCAATCTCGTCGTTCGGGTCTAGGAAGCGCCTATCGGCTTCCACTTTCGGCATTTTCGCAAACAAAGTCGCTTGCAGCGTCTTGATGTTGCTGTTGAACAGGTTTACTCGGTAGTTCGGGATGCGTCTGTCGTTCTGGTATTCGCCGCGGCTGTCAAGAAACGCCGCCACCGCTCTCCGTGCCATATTGTGATAGTCCGCAACGAACTTGCGTGACTCTTCGAGCGCTTGGCCCCACTTTTGGACGTCGCTTTGCTCTTTCTGCTCGGGCGTGAGGTTTTTGTCATCAGGATTGCCGCCCATGCCGAACAAATACTTGAGGGTGTCGCGTATTGCGGCCATTAGCTAGCGCCTGCGCCGCAAGTCAATGTCATGTTGTTCCCAGAGTTCATCGAGTGTGTATCCTTTTTGCCTGACTTCGATCAGTTCTTTCGGCATGTTGACCCAAGGTCGGGCCATGCAGCCGTACCGGATGGCGTCTGGGCCGTGATCCTCTCCATCCGTGTCAACATCTTCCTGCTTGTTCTCGTCGTGAGTCAGCGCAGGCAGTGTTCGGATGATATCTTTGCAGCTGTCGAAGAAATAAATCATCGGGCCTTCGTCTGGGGTGCCCTTGAGGCGCTCTCGCACCATATCCCAGCCCGGAAGCCGCTTGTTGTCGCCGCGGCGGAACGTGCAAGCGCCATCCGTGGCGCGAGACATACGTTCTGCGATGCTCGGGCCACCGTTCTGCGCCCATGCGGCAGGGTCGATGATCGAGTCGTTAATCTGTTCGTAGAGACCTTGGCGCTCTTGAATGCCCTCTGCCACTTCCTCGGCTGTTTTCTTTAGTCCGATGTAGCGTCCAGAGTTATTGAGCTGTGCACCGTACCATTCTCGGTAGCAGATGAGCGCGCCTTTCGGGAAAGCGCGTCCAGTCTCTGTCGGTTTGCCATCCGAAACTGCGAACCAATATACGGCAAAGGGGGCTGAACTCCCCCAGTCCATGCAGCGCAGCTTCGTCCAATGTTCGGGGATCGTAAACGGAGGGATAACGTGCGCCGCGGCGCGAAATTCGGGAAAGTACGCACCTTGGACGACGTTCCAGTCACCATCTACCCACGCCTTGATTAGTTCGGGAGAGCCTAGACCCTGCAATCTGTCGATGTACTGCGGGTCAGCAAGCATCAGGATCGCGTTGTCTGTCAGCTTCGACTTGATGAAAATCCGGGTCATGCCCGAATTGTCGTTGGGATAGAGCAATTCACTTCCCTCGGGGAAGCTGCCTATTCTGAAATATTCTTTAACCCAGTTATGCCCGACTCCACCGGGGTTCGCTGTAGCTCGGATACGCTTGTACTTGACGTTCGGGTCGGAGGATCGGAGTGTAGCCTTCATGCGCATGTACAACTCGGGGGTCGGCCAAGTCGTCAACTCGTCCCAGCCAATCCAAGTATACTGGTGGCCGTGGTATTGTACCCAGTCGTCCGCTGCTTCTAGGTATCGAAGCTTCAAAGTGGCACCGTTGGCCCATCGCCACATCTTCTCCCCTGCCATCCATCGTACTAGCCCCTTGTTATCCGGGTCAAACCACCGAGGATACATTTCCAGAGACTGACGAATGACCTCTTCAAGCTGTCCATAAGTTCTACGGAAAATAATGCCATGCCAGCTAGGGCCAGCAGCAGTAGGTACGTCCTGAGCGAAGTCACCGAGCAGCCATGAGGTCTTGCCTCCGCCTCTAGCTCCACCGTAGAGCATTTCGGGAACATCTGCCATCTGCACAGCTTTGAGCTGTGGGCCAGGTTGCGCTTTCCACGCTACCTGCTTTGGGTTAATCTTCGGCGGCATAAGAGCCATCCGACTGTCTGGTCAACGGTATGTTGCGTGCCTCCACAGGCACGAACGTAGAGACCCTATGGTCAACAGAACCAGTCACGTCCTGCTTGGAGAGCTTCGGCAGCTTGTACTGGACTAGCTCCAGCCAAGCGTTCACGAACGCCTTGGAGTCGGTAGCTGCCAAGTCCTGTAGCGCAACAAGCACTTTGGAGTGCATGCGCCCTAGGGTCTGCGAAAGGGCACTATCAGTCTGCTCTTGCGCAGTCTCGCCAGTGATCGTCATAGGCGCAGTAAGCGCCGTATGGTCGATCTTGTCACCTAGGACAGTGGCTACTTCCTTGATCGACTCGTTTGCCAGCACAAGCATCCCTGTCGGTATGTCGTGGACTGGATCAGCTTCGATCTTCTTGAGCAGCATCTTGGCAGCTCTGGACTTACTTGTCGCCAGTGCTGCTGAAACCTGATCGACCAGTGTTGGCCTGCCAGGCTTACGCCCTGTGGGGCGTCTACGCCGGGGCACTACTGCCCCTGCTGTGAATCGGTACTAGCGGATGGATCGGTATCCCCAGCAAACTTGGGCACGAACGGTGCAACAGCTTGCATTGGATGGGGCTGATTCGCTAGCGCTACAAGACGCTCGATCACATCATGCAACTGATGTGCTTCGGCGTAAGTAGTGGGAGCCTTGCTGGTCAGAGTCAATACACTCCGCAGCTCCGCGGGGGTAACTTGTACAGGCATTGTATGTTCTCGACTAGTGTTATTAGGTTCCTAGCGTAAACTGGCTAAGATCAGTATATCTTGAGGATGTAGTGTCCTCACTTCGCAATAGCCTCCGGCTCTTGCTCCGTTCGGCCACAAAGCCGAACACATGAATCCAAGCAGCCTCGCTTTGCTCGGATTATACAAATAATTACTCTACCCCAGCTATTATGACACAGTTCAAGAGATACTGTCAAGTAACCCCCTCCCACTCGGCCTGCCAGCAGACCTCGTTCCCCTCCCCCGCCGTCCCCTACAGGGGACTAGGGTCGGGCCTACTGGCCCTCCCAGCGGGGAGGGATACCTGACAAAGCTGGTATAGTTATAGCTCTGTCCAGGAACACTATCCCGTATAAGCTCCGTATAGGCCCGTAGGGAGGCGATTACGGGGGCCGGTACAGTACCAGCGGGTATCCCCGGTAAATGGCGCTCCGCTAGCGCCCGTAGGCGCGGTGGAACAGTCAGGGGTGTCATGTCGATTTGGCAGAGCTATCCCCCGGATATGTCGATTGTGTTGCAGTGCAGTAACTGTGGGGGCATGTAAGCACTTGATATTGGACGGAATTTGGGAGTAAACGTGCGAGTAGAAGCAACTCGCCGATTGTCGGGCAACATACCCCCACCCTCCACTTGCACTGTGCAACATTAAGAATGCTTAAGCTTGCTATTCACAGCCTATGCACAGGTTGTCCACAGCTTGTGCACAATGCAACATAGCGCAGGCGAGAGCGGGATACTGTTACATGACACAACTGGTCACATGCCGCGCACTGTCACATGTTGCATTATTGTCATGTGCCAAGAATTGTCACTATGTGACACTTTTGGTCACGTGACGCGATGTGACGCAAATTGTCACTATGATTGTCACAACGTGACGCAATTGGTCATGCTGCGCTGCCGCTAATGCCCAATCCAGCTAGGCTACTAGTTGGCACGGCGATTGCATGTCTTACCAGTGAGAGTCGCAAATTCACTAGGAGTACAGCACATGTCACGCTCACTTAAAGGATTCTGGAAACCGTCATTAGCTGACCGTAAGGCTCTTGCCGCTGGCAAGGCGAAGCTAAAGGCGCTGCGCGACGCTAAGCGCTTCGGCAGCTACATACTGGCAGCTGGCCCACTGTAGACAGCGCTGGTAGCATCTGCTAAGGTGCTACCTAAGATGTTTACCGAGTCACTAACAGGTAGGAGATACGATCATGTCTAAGCCACTAACTAAAGCGCTGCACACTGTGCGCGTAGTCGAATCAATAGCGCATCTGCTATTGGCTGATAAGCGCACCATATACCGTGACGGCGTGGTGCTGTTTGACGCGGTATTGTGCACGCTAGGCAATAACGCGCCGACAGATGCTACGCTGCGCGATGCGTGCATAGCTAAGTGCAACGATGCAATGGCGGCACAATGAGCAGCCTACCGCAAGACATAGAGACTCGCGTGGCAGGCTATGGCGTGGTGCTAGGCTTTGACCACGAGCCTAGCAACGAGTCAGGGTACGCTAGCTGGGTACACATTACCGGCACTAAGGGCGGCAAAGAGTATACCAGCAGCCTAGCGTGCGCGCGTGATACCGGAATGCTTGACGAG